TGTTTCATTCTCTACCTCTTCTGGTTTTTTATATAAATGTTTATTATTTGATTCAAAGTCTTCCATTAATTTTCTAATTTTATGTAGAACATCTAATGTTTCAAAAACTTCAACTTTACTTGGTACATCTTTTAAACGTTCATAAGTTTTTCTAATAGATGTATCAATTGCTTTTTTTATATGTAAAGAAGTTATTCTTAACACATAATATTTATTAAACGGTTTATTATCATTCATTTTTTATCCTTATACTAATTGTATGCTGGGGATTTTACACCCCAACATAAATATTTTATTAATCAGCAAAAGGGCCAACGTAATCACCTTGAGTACTCATCGTAATAGTTGCCTGATTAGAATCAGTCAAGTTTGGAGAGACTTCAAATGATGCAAATTGTCCTTTTACATAAAATGCTGCGTTATCACCTGTTTCAGCGTTTTTAAGATCTATCTGATATACATACGTATTACCATCTTGTACAAGTGCTTGGATAGCACCATGTACACTTGGTACGTAGTTTACTGTAAATTCCATAGTTGGGGCATCAGCTTGTCCTTGAATTTGAGAACTAATTGATTGACCGTAGTTTGGTACATTTACAATATTAGCAGGTTTTCCAAAAGATGGAAATTCTCTTGCATTAGTAATTTCAGTATTACCATTAAAGTCACCACTAGCAGCAATAAATGCTTGGTGAGTTGTGTCATTAGTTGGTAACGTAAAGTTATTATCCGCTTTGAATTTCAGACTAGTGAAAATTCCAGCACCTATATTTGTTATTAGAGCCATTGTATTTTTCCTTTATATTTTTGGTTAAATTGAAATGAAATTGACAGTATAATTCACGTTGTATAAACCTGAATCTTTAACGTCAACTCCAATATTGGTTATAAAGCTATTAGTTGTTTGCAGATATCCAGAAATTTCTTTCCTATCTAACAAGCTTTTTAACAAATCAGCAATCTCATAAGCACGTTTCATTCCTTGGCCTGAAGGCACAAAGATTTGACATACTATTTGACCATTAGCTGATACATCAGTATTAAAAGCAAGTTCGGATGAAAAAGGCAATACACTAACCCGCACCCATTCATCAGCGTTTAATTCGCCTTGATAGTTTGCAGGAAATGCTTTTATATTATTTGCAGTCCAAGTACTTGTAGTAAAAAGATTTTCTACAGAAGTCAATAATTGTGATATTGTTGCCATATTAAATCTCCCTTCCTACTTGAATACTTAAAACATAACCGTTATCTTCATATTTATTAATTGCATAAGTTTTACCGCCAAATATAACACTGTCATAATTGTCTAAAACTTTAGAATCAATATCAGTAGACTTTAACATTATATCCGCATTTAATCTTGGTTTATCATCATTAGTTTTATAACTTTTGCTGACAATACCTTTTATGGTAATTGGTGATGTACTTGAACTATTTACAGTTTGTGTACCAAAATTGTAACCAGTAACGGTTATATTTGTAAACTGTATGTCTTCAGCTAAATCTCCAATTAAACTAAATGCATTAGTGATGTTGTTGTTAATAAGTGTTTTATAACTCATTAAGCACCTCCACTAACTCGGACACCTCTGTTATCGGTTGTTGATTCTTCATTGTAATATTTAGTTATGATAGTGATTACAGAATCTGGTAATTCTTTAAAATTATCAACTCCACTAGCAGTATCGAAGACAAGTCTTACGGCTCCTACTGTTAAGTCTTTAACTTTATTTTCACCAGATGCATTGTTTTCAGCTGTTTTCATATTACTTATTAAATGAAGTGCCAACTCATAAGTTGCCTTTTTGATATCTTCTGGAATTGTACCATAAGAAGTAGTAGATCTATCATCTTCTAAATCTGTATAGTAGCCTGACTTATTATCGTAATAAGTTATATCTCTAGGCCAAGATAAGGGGGATGAGGCAGTAGGCGTAGCCGTTCCACCCCAATCCATATCATCGAGAATTCCAGTGGCTGTTACTAAAGCTTGTTCTATTAATGTATCTGAACTAAACCAAGTATCTGAATAAAGTCTATCATTAAAATAGTCATCAGATTCTTGTACAGTTACAAATGAATTAACTCCTTTTTGTAAAGCCATTATATTTCTCCGTATCTAATAGTTATAATAATTAACCGTGGAATATAGGGAATATACCCATTTGGTTAACATTAGTTGCATGAACTGTCCAGTTAGTTCCAAGTGCAAGGTCAGAATTTGCAGGGTATGCAGTTGCTGATCCAGCCCATGAGAAACCTTTAGGATGCATAATATTACCCCATCTTGAGATAATAGTTACTAGTCCACCACCGTTTCCAGCTAATTCATCTCTTTCAAGAGCAGTTGGATTCGTTTGTGCAATTTGACTATAATGCACAGCAGAAGCTTTTGCTAAGTAAGAAACTTTTACACCAGAAGTGATGTTTGCAGTTAATGATTGGTTGTTAACAATAAGTCTAATTTTACCACCAAGAATAGTATTGAAGTTAAAGTTACCATCAACAACTGGAGCAACGTCAAGAACGTTTTGTTTTCTCATAGTGTTGTAAGTAGCAGTATCAACTACTAAGTAGTAGAAAGGCTCTTCGAATTCACCTTTAATAGCAGTAATGCCATCTAAAAGTACATCAAAAAATGCAGATCTTTTATTTGCGTTAGTCTCTAAAGAGAATAAAGCATTTGGATTTGAACTAGAATCTGAACCAGTGTAGTAACCAAACGTTCCTACAGTTGCAGCAGCATCAGAAGCACCAACAGTAGTTGAACCCCAGATTTTATCAGCAACACCATTCATAATTGATATTAATTGTAGATCTTCTCTTCTTGCTCTTACTGAAGCAAATTGAGAACCTAAATAAGATAAACCATCTACTTTAGAAATCAGTTTTTGAACTGATAATTCTTCAGCAGCAATATGGTCTATATTTTTAATATAGATTGCAGATTTGTTTGATACACCCATAGTGTTTAGGTTTTTGTCTGATGCAGTTTCATTTTGTTTATTGAAACCTGTAGGATCAGAAAAATCTAACCATCTTAATGTACCTGTGTAATTTTCTCCTGAGTCAGTGATTCTTGCGTCAGAACCCACTAAAGCAGTAGAAGTTAATAACGCTGCGTCTGCTCTTTCTACTTGTGCGTAAGCAGAAATAGCCTTAGCTATGTTATTAAAATTTGAACTTGTTACAGCCATTGTTTTTTCCTTTTATTATTTATGTAACATAATTGTTACGGTTATTATTATAAAAGATTTGGTCTATTCAGACCATTCTCCGTCAACTTTGATGTTACCTTTTTCAATATTTGAAAGTAGTTCATCAGTTGACATCTCTTTTATAGATTTGACAGGATTGTTTCCTGATGCAGGTTTAGCTGGATTAATTCCAGTTCCTGCGTTTGCTTTTATAGAAAATAAAAATGCATTATTATCGTCTTTAGCATATGATGACACGGCATCTTCAATACTTAAGCCAGTTTCATGCATCCAATTTCCTGAAGCGTCTTTCTTTAAACTTCCTACAATATCTGAATAAGCCATTTTAGCTGCTTTATCAGATCGAAAATTTAAAGAGTTAAGTTGAGAACGCACAGCGTTATCTCGGCTTAATTCTGTGTTTCTTTGTTCATAAGTTTCAAGTTTAGCACTCATTTCATTTAGTTTCATTTGCATAACTTCTGAATGTTTACCTTGTTTTTCTAAGGCTTCTATTTCAGCTTTTTGTTTATCAGCTTTAGCTTCTTCAACTTGTACCAATGCAGCATCTCTTTCTGAGTATGCAGAATCTAAATTACTTTTTATATTTTTAATTGCTTTAGAAACCTCAGCATCTACAAGAGATTTAATATCTACTTGTTCTGTTTTAGTTTCTTCTTGTTTTGTTTCTTGTATTTTATTATTTTCCATTTTATTTCCTTTGGACACGGCCTTAGTTATATTTTAATGTCAATAACTTATAAACATAAATTAATTTGACAATTTTTCTAATTCTTCTATAGAAAGAAGAATTCCTTGCTTATTAGAAAATTGTGATAATTTTAATTTACCTTTATTAAATATATCAACTCTTTTTTTATTTCCTAATACAGCTATTTTAACATCATTACTTTGATTTTTTAACCATTCAGCATATGTTGTTTTAGCTGGAACTTGACCATTAATAGAGGCACGGCGGCTATTAGATAAGTTTGCAAGTTTTCTTTTTTGTAATCTGTTATTTTTAATATTTGATAATTCATTAACAGATTTAATAATAGGTATTGTTGTTGATCTACAATTAAAATGTTGAGATGGTTTTGGTGCAATATTATTATTTAATGCATAAACTTTTCCATCTAATCTAGAACAAATTAAAGATGTTCTTGAATCTAATGTTGCAACATATTGATAACCTTTAATTACATCATCATTTAATTTATAAGTTTGATTAGATACATAATTTGAAGTTTCAGTTATAGCTGTTCTTGTTAATGTTTGTAATTGAACAGATGATAAATTCAATCCTGTTTTACCAACATCTTTAGCTATACTTATAACAGCTTTATTAGCTATCATTCCCGATTTAACAATGCCTTTTATTTTTCTTTGTTGTTGTATACTTATAGAAGCAATTTGTGAACCAAATGTACCATTAGATTTTATAATTAAATCATTAACTTTTAAAGTATCATTTACACCTTTTGCTCTATAAATATTAAATAAGGCTCTAGTAAATAAATTTTTATAAAACCTAGCACTTACTCCTGCTAATTTATTTAATTCACTAATGCCTTCTTTATATATTTTTTTATAAGTTTTACGAATTTCAATATTAATAGATCTATTTAATTTATTAATATTTGTAGTACCCATATTAAGTATTTTTCTTTGTAATCTTATTTTGTGTGATGCCAAAATTTTAGAAATTTCAGTATCCAATCTCTTTTCGTAAAGAGTTAATAACGCACGGTGTTTCAGCGTTTTTGAATATACATCATCATTTATAGTCATTTTATTTCCTTAATTAACTTTTTTCATTTTCAAATGTTTTATCTTCCTCTTTTGATGATTCAGTTAATTTATTCATTTCATCAGATATTCTTTTTGAATAGGTAGCTGATAAAATATTTAATTTATCTAAATCAATAGATGTTAACATTTTTTTATTATTAATATCAGAAAGTATTGCTATATTGTTTATAACTGTATTTGGTAATTCACTTTCTTTATAATCTTTACCATCAATATTAATTGTTCTTTCTTGAACTTTATTTTTATTATCACTCATTTTATTTTCCTTTATATTTATTTTCTTCTTTTTCTTCTTATCGTCATTTTTTGACGTCTTATTTTTCTTATTTGACAACAACATTTTGCCATTTTATATTACCTCTTTTTCATTTTAATACAGCTATTTCCTTTTCCCCGTCTATAGCCTTTCCAACAAGCTTTTCCAGCTTTACCTTTTTTCTTTTTATAAGCCATTATTTGCCTTTACGTTTAGCAGCTAATATTTTATCTCTTAAAGCTTTTGGAAGCTTCATTTGTTTTGCAGTAAGTTTAACCTTACTTGAACTTTTCTTAACGCTACTTTTTCTTTTATAAGCCATTTTATTTACCATTTCTTGCAAGACCAATATCTTGCTTTTGTTTTTGGACCAGGACTAGCGCAATTATGTCTTGCTCTAAAACTAGCTCTTGCTCCAGGATTATTTTTTCTTATTCTCATAGTTTTTTGACCAGCTTTTTTAGCTGATGTTCCACCATGACCAAAGTTAACTTTAATTACATTTCCTTTTGCGTTTTTTACAAAAACTTTAAATTTTTTTACATCTCCACGCATAGGTTTATTTAATTTAACAGTACGACCTTGATATTTTGCCATTTTAAGTATTTTCTCCTTTGTCTTCAAAACACATAAACTTAACATAAAATTTATTTGAATTAACAGTGGGTTTACCAAATGTATTTAATGTATTATTTGATAATTCATATCCATTTGTTATACAACTATAATAATCTTCGAATAAAAACTCATGTTTAACTTCTTTAAAACATTTTTCAGCAGTCCCCGAACATAACATTAATATTAAAATATATTTCATTATTTAACCCCATAAACTTCCTGTTATAGTGCCCTTGTTATATTCAGTTGCTCTACTTTCAAAAAAATTGGCATGCTCAACACCATTAATAACCCAATCAAGCCAACTTAATGGGTTTTCTTTAACTTTATAATTTGGTTTTAATGACAATTGTAATAATCTTCTATCTGCAATATATCTTATATATTTTTTAACTTCTTCAGATTTTAAACCTCTTATTCCGCCCATGTTAAATGCAAGATCAATAAACTTATCTTCTAAATCTACCATATCTCTAGCTGTTTGGTATATATCGGATTTAAATTTTTCTGTCCACACTTCAGGGTTTTCTTTAATAAGTTGATGAAATAATTTTATCATTCCTTCAACGTGGTGTGTTTCATCTCTTATTGACCAAGTAACTATTTGACACATTCCTTTCATACGACCAAATCTTTGAAAATTAAGTAACATAACAAAAGATGCAAATAATTGTAAACCTTCACCAAATGCAGAAAAACAAGCAATATCTCTTATTAGTCCTTCAACACCAGATCCTTTAGATTTAAATAAATAATCATGTTTATCAGACATTTCTTTATATTCTTGAAAAGCTTTATAATCAGTTAATTGTGTTTCACCAATAGTATCATTAAGTAATGAATAACTATGTGCATGATTAGCTTCTGAATTAGCAAATGAACTTAACATCATTCTAACTTCAGGTGGTTTAAACTTAGGAATATAC